CCGCTTCCGGTTCCTTTTAAATCCCTGGTCTCCACTTCGGTCTCCACGCCTTCTTTATTGAAGATCGGATTATACTTATATTCTTTCGTTTTCTGAAGCTCCTGCCATATAGGAAGCTCTTTATCCGTCCAGATTTTGATCGCCATTTTCATCGTCTCATAATCCGGATAGAGAAGTTCAAGCTCCGCGCATTCCATCAGAATGGTTCCTATGGTGGTCGTTAAATCCACATTTTCCGGAACCCTGAAATCATCAAATACCTTCGGATTGTAACGGTACATTCCCAAGATCGACAGTGTTGCGGTCATTGCTCTTCACCTCCTTAAATTTTACGGACAGATTCAAATCGGGGAAAATCCGGTTAGCCTGATCAATTCCCCGGCGCATGGTGTCAAGCCAAAGGGTGGCGATCGCCATGGAACTGATATCATTCGAATGCACTTCATCGGAAGATACTCCGGACTCTTTGGCAATGTTTACATTATTAAAGCCGATGTAGCTGTCAAACTGTGCCTCTATCTTCTTCAGGTCCTCCAGCAGCTGGGAGCCTATATAATTCTGTTTCAGATTATTAAATACAGGCATCCATGAGGGAGACCCGTCATCATTGAAAAGGTCTTTATCAGCCACGACAGCCGGATCCCCTCTCGAGACCATGTCCATCATCTTCTTAATGGCTTCGGCCTGCGCTTTGTTATGGACTCCGAAGATATACGCCAGCTTGGAATTAAATAAATTGATCCCCACCGACTCCACACACACCGCCATCATATCGGCGTAGGTGGTAACCAGATCGAGGCATCCTGCATAATCCGGAGCCATCTTGATCAATGCGCAATCCCTGCCGATCGTCTGCTCCGTATATCCGGGAAGCAGAGGATTGGCAACTAAAACCTCCGAAGGCTGATAGAAGATGTTTCGATTCTTAAGAGTGCATTGCTGCGGGATCACGCCGAAGGCCTTGGTATTGATGATCGCCTCAAATCCCCATCCAAACAATATGGCCGTGAAATAATCATAATCCCACGTGTCCGGAATGGTGAAATCGTACCGGCTCAAAACCTTCTGAAATAAATACCGCTGAAAGAACATGGTAACAGCTGCATTTCTGGATTTTATTTTATTTGGTGATATCTGCGCGTTATATTTATTAATCACGTCATAATATGCAGGAATCTGCAGAGCGTCAATCATTGGTTTAACCTCCTTTGTCTTAATTTCTTAATCACGCAAACGATCAGCAGCAGAGGCAGGGGGATATATGGATGATCATCGAAAAACTCCATCCATTTATCCGCCAGCGAAGCCCGATACCGATATGTTGCATCGCCTCCCGGCGGGACAACATAATATTGCGCGTAATCATAACCGGCTTTATTTGAATCCCGAAGCAGTCCGTAAACCGCAAACGGATATAACGGGCCTCCCATCCAGTGAACGGGATCCATGATATATTTAAGCTGCAGCGTTGGATTTGTCCAAACGCTGTTATGATCCATTGCGTATTTAATGAGCGGGTGATCATCCGCCGGATCGTTCGGCGTCCACTGCACCAGACCCAAACCTCCACGGAATGAAACATCGGTATCATTGTAGGGTACACCGTAACCGTTTTCAGCCTGTCCGGGATTCATTTGCGATTCTGCCTCGGCATTGCCGACCACACCGGCAGCAGCTGCCTGACTCCAACCGTGATCCATGAGATATTGACGGATCAAGAGAGCATTCTGCTCAATTTCCGAATTGGTCAGCGCTCCGAAGGCATCTGTTACAATTACCGTCCAACTCATTCGTAATAAAAGCCTCCCTCAAGATATGCCCTTATTTCGTTTTTCTCGGCCTCTGTTGCGTCAATGGCCAGATCACCGTCCATACACTGAATATAGCCGGGAATCGTGCTTAATACGCGCTCCTCGCATAAAGGCCGTCCATGATGATCGATATCATCATCCACCACATCATAGAACACACCTTGTAAACTCGGGTATGTGGAGGTGTTTGCTGCAATACCTCCATCCTGTCCGATCGTCTGTATCTGCGGTTGAAACATGCTGAGTACCGAGGAAATTGCCCCTCCGAGCGCGCCGATGCTTCCAACAGCCGCGTCATAGGCTACGCCTGCAATCGACTGCAGAGCGCTGATCTTGCCGGTTCCGGACTGTGCCAGCTGCACCGGCACGACAAGATTAGCCGGAATATAATCGAGGATTACCATCTGCAGCCCTTGCGGCTCTCCGGCTGTTTCTACGGTGATCCATGATGTTCCGCTCATGGCGTCGAAATAATGCCATAATCGGATTTTTGCGGATTTTACAAGCTTGCTGCTATCGAGCGGGATAATACCGATACCTGGTATCTGTAAATTATAGGTCGAATATGGAGCCGTGTTTAAATATTCGCCTCGGGTTTCAGCTTTCGGATGCTTCGGGATGGTGATCTCGGTATATCCTGCAGCTAAATAATTGGGATCAAGAAATCTTATACCGTTTGTTGTGGTGAAAATCCAAAACCCGATATACCAGCTTGTGGCAATAATATCATTACCGATCAACGGCTGATCCTTCAGGCATACCGGCTTATCCGGAACCCACACACACGAACGCACATACTGGAACGGGTCGAAGATCATTTTTGTTAAGGATTCACCCAAGGCATCGAGGCCGTTGTCTTTATCCGGATCATCGGCTTTATACCAAGATAAATCATCTTTAAACAAAGCCTCTCTGAATTCTTTAAAGGCTGCATGGTCAAGAACCATGTATGTGACACCGCCCACCGGATCGATCTGACCGGAGACACGACCGACAACTCCGACCACATACCAGCCCTCTGAAGCGTCAAGCCATGATCCGGTTGATGTTGTCTCTTTGGTAAATGTGGTTTTAATCGGGTAAAGCGTATCTACGATATCGCCATTCCATGCAGTGGACGAACGGAGGACATAAAGCGAAGAGCTCCCGATCTGGCTGCGATAGGTCGCCAGCACATCACACCGCAGATCAGCCTCCCACGTTCCGATCACATACCGCCATTCGTTGACATAATAATATCGGTGCCATGCCGGAATGAAGCAGTATGTAAACGTAGGGGCCTCCGTTACCGGAAGCCCCAAGCTAATCGTAGGTGAGATAATGCCGGTGGCGGAGTTGATGTTGCAGCTGTAAGAGGTTCCATCTCCTGAAGGCCTCGCCGTTGAGTTTTCCTTTTTGGCGAAGTTGTAAAAGTTGATGCTGAACATCCGCACACCTCCCGTTGTTAAGCGTCTTTCAGAATGAAGATAACGCCCTTTTCGGTGAAGTCATTCCACCAGCGCTGGACAAAGTGAAGCCAAGTCGTGTAATAACCTTCGGAAGCTTCGAAAGGAGACGTAGCGCTCCACTCATCCATAATAGTGAGGCCGAGCGCGTCCTGATCAAAGATCACACCGAGGACAAGCGGCTCATTAACTGCAGTGGCAGCTTCCTCGAGGGTACCGTCTGCCTTCAGATAGACAGGCTTTGCGTTGACGGACGCCGGAGACTGAGCGCTCTGCCAGAAGTTGATCGGCTCCACATCGGTCAGAGACAGGAAGCCCTCATTATAAGTGGTAGCGTTGACACGCGCCTTCATCGCATTCAGGAAGGACGCAAGCATATAAGTCTTCTGCATCTCCTTCGGAGTATGGCGCATGACCTCCTTGCCGGTGACCTGAATCTGATACAGGCCGGTGCGCTCGGTGAGAAGATCGGACAGCGTATTGATATAACCGTAAGCCCAGCGGGCAAACTCCGGGAAGTTGGCCGGAGCATAGACGGTCGTTGTCGTCAGGCCTGCGCCGGTCTCATCGTTATACTTCTCCAGAAGGTTGATAACGCCGTTGTTGGCCGCGATCTTGCCGGTGATGAAGTTAACCAGCGTAGCGCGGGCAATGCTCTCGTTATTCTGCTCGACCATGTTCTGCACATGAGTCGTCACCATTCCGAGGAACTGACCGAGAGAAGCCGGAGAGTCAAAAGCGGAATTAAGTTGGTTTCTGAAAGTCGTATAGCAGCGCTTAAAAATGTTCTGACCATAGAAATTCATCTGCATCCCTTTCGGCTTGCAGACCTTAAACTGGTTGGTATAAATCTGGCCATCTACCAACTCAAAACTTGTATCATTGTTCCAGTCGGTATCCGACAGCGACAGCTTGCGGGTGATGTACCCGAAACGCTGGGAGTCAGCATAAAGACCTTCAAATCTACGGCGATACTTGCGATCACTGAAGATCGTTCGGCCTACCAACTGGCTGATCGCATTCATGACGGGATCGGTTCCCTGCTTCAGCGTCAGCTGACCGACTGAAATAAAATCGGTGAGATCAGTAATCGCGAGAGGCTGCGAACCGGTGACCATTCCATGAATGGTGTTCAGCAGGGTTGCGGCCTGCTGGAACGTAAGATTGTTTACACTCATTCTTTTTTACCTCCTAAAAAAACTGTTGAGAGTATATCCTCGGCCGATTCTGACGGTGCAGCGTCTGAACCCGGCTGTCTGGCTAAAGTGATATTCAGATTCTGGAAATTTTTCTGCATTTCCTTCATCGCGTTTTCAATGGAATCCAGACGGGAGAGAGCTTTATTTTCTTCCGCCGGTTCTTCCTTCGCCGGTGTGTCTTTCGCGGGGTCTCCAGCCTCTCCGGCTGCCGGATCCGGCACGGCAGGGGGGTCCTTTTCCTGTTCCTGCTGTTCCTGTTTGATGAATCCAAAAATTTCCTCTCTGCTGAATCCGGCTTTATGCAGTGCCAGAATGTCACGAACTTTCATTTGATTAAATCCTCCAATCGTTTAACTCTTCGCTCAAGATTTTCGATTTTATCCTCTACCGATATTTCTTTATTGAGATCATAAAAAGAAATATCATCATACCGGCATAGATCGGCATCCAGCGCGAGGCCGTTATAATTCGAAGTGTATTGCCAGAGGGAAGCGCCCGAAGGGAATTCACCGGAAGGGTCTCCGGAATTGTCTCCCCAGTAGGCTACCCACAGATCAAAGCGGTTCCGAACATATTCAGTAAGGTAACATTTCCACGATTCGGAAATGTAGATACCGGCATAATATCCGGAGCGCTCCAGCATGCTGCAGAACCGGAGGCAGATGTTCGAAATCGCGAGAGACGAAAAACTGAATCCGTGTTTTTCCTTGTATCCGTCTCCGTCCTCCATATCGAGCCATAAGCCCATTGACGGATCATAACCGGCGATCGTATCGAGAAACTTGGCGGCCTCTTCCTCGGCCCGAATGCTGGTCAATGCATAGGAATACCAATACAGACCGTAAGGAATCCCCAACCGCTCACACTCGGCAATATGATCCTCCATTGCTGCATCCTTGGAAAGTGAATAACCGGCACGAATCAAAACAAAATCCGGATTTACTTTTGAAATAATGGAAGGGTCTTGGAATTCTGATACATCTATACCGTGTTTCATTTTAAGAGTCCTCTTTCATCAGATGCTCTTTAAGCTCGGCGATCACTTCGCGCAAATCCATCAGCGCCCTGGTATTTGCATTCATCTCTTCCTTATGGGCATTGTTCTGCTGGATCATATACCAGAACATGGCAGCATAGGCAGCGATCGGGAAGCCTACCGTTGATATGGCCTGTACAAAAGCTTGCGTATCCAACTACATCACCTCCATTTAAAATGATAACCGGCTGGGCGCTTATCCTCTGCCCGGGAGGGTGCGACCGGCTCGGCCGGTGGGCTATCGCACGCCCATAGACACCGGTTATCAACCTTTAATATACTTTAAGAATAACACTTTGTCAATATAAGCGGAGAACCATACAAACCCCTCCAAGTAGTAATTATAAAGCCTCCAGAATCTCCCCTGAAATGCTTCGATCTCCCGCTCACTCGCTCCATAATGATCCGGTGAACCGCTCTCATGCTGGCAGCAATAATATTCTTTTCGGCTCTTGTGTCGGTAGATGGTAAGCTCCCCGATGGTTACCAGCGGATTATATTCCCGAAGATCACGCGCCGATATCTGGCCGAAGTCATCAAAGGCAAATTCGTTCTCTGTTGCCATTTTCTGGAAGTCGCTTCCGGAAGTAAGCCGATATAATGCCGTCTGATTTTTCCTCTCCGAGATCGGAGAGGCCTCCACATTAATGAGAAGGATCCCCCGCTTATCATCTCGATAAATTGTTTTATGCTGCCGTTTCATCCGTTCCATGATACTGACCAAACCCAGATATACAAAGATCGGATTATCCGCCCGGTTCGCGTTGGCGGTCAAGATTGCCTGAACCGGCTTCATTCCTTTTAATTCTCTATTACGGTTCACGGTCTCATAGGCATTTAAAAACGCCTCGGCTTCGCCCTTGATCGGCCTATCGTGCTTCTCCGGAATAAACTCATCATAATAAAGGATATCCACATCGGAAGCATCGAAGCCCCGGATATTTGTAAAGGTTGAGAGTGCTGCCGTATACCCGAGAAGCTCCCCTCCGTTCTGATCATCATAAATACCGGAAGAGTATTTATTAATTGATTTTAACCGGATCTCCCGGCCTTGATCCTCATTGATCGATTTATAGGGTGAAAATTCTTCAGTTTTAAGAAGATCAATGATTGATTGAGTCCGTCTCATCAATATAATTTTTATTCGGTGATCCACCGACCACGATAGAACGCCGTAGGTTTTCCCGACACCTCGAGCGCCTACAATGATCGTAAAAGGATATCCCGCTTTCACTATGGAATCAATGTCAAGATATCCGGAATCTAAAAAAAGATTGATCATGATTACCTCCGTTTAATCAGTTATACAAGAAAGCCCCGGATCATCTCCGGGGTTTCCTTGCAACACAAAAAGGGGAACACTATACAGTGAAGCGGTTTATCTTCGGCGCTGGTAACGGCTTGCAGGCTTCTCCGGCTCTTCGGCTCTCGGTGCAGCATCTGCAAAGAAATGCTCCGTTACGATGACCTTGGTATAATAGCGGTTTTCGCCGTCCTTATTCGTTACCTTGTCAATGTTGAGATGGCCGATAACGCCGATCTGCTGACCTTTTACGAAGTGATCAACCGCAAACTCGGCAGCGCGTCCGAATTCAGTGCAATTGATAAAATCGCAATCCTGCGCGCCTTCCTGCGCGTAAGGCCTGCGAACCGCAAGCGTATAGGTGCAGATTGCGGTCTTCTTTTCCCCGACATTTTTAAATTCAGGGTCTGCAGTCAGTCGTCCGATCAATGAGATGTTGTTCATGGTTTACATCCTTTCCCCGGTTTATGTACCGGTAAACAAAATATTTAGTACGGTAATACTATATCATGCTGCAAATCTTTTTGCAACTTGATACCATCAAAAATCTTCCGGTAAATCTCCGGATATTCCAGAATTCGCGCATACTCGGCAGTGATCCCCAGTCGATACGTAGAATCACGTATAACCACATTGCGCGTTATTGACAGCCGGTGACCATCGATATCGATATGATCAACGTGAGGCACATCATTATAAAGAGCGTCCGTGCCTCCGGCAAACACGAAGAGAACTCCTTCGCGAAATGCTTCCAGTCCTCCCGCTCGCTCAAGCTCTACACCTCCTTTTGCTTTGTTAACTCCGGCGATCGTGATATGAAGCTCACCGTCTGCAGCATCATGATAAGCGTACTTCTTGGCACCCAGCGTTTTAAAGTCTGTATACACGGCATCAAGCTCATATACGCCCATGTAGTGCGTTACGCCCTTGGGATCAGTCGCGAACGCTCCCGATCGGAGGCTGGCAGCCTTCCTTTTCTCGTTGTATTCCGCCCACGACCTGGTAATTTCATCGAGAGCATCGGCAGCACAAAAGAATTTCACCGAGTCGGTGTCAGCGTAAAGAAAGAATGATCCGAGATCGGGCCGGTGTACAATCTTGATCCCTTCCTCCAGCCGATATCGAGCCCACGCTGTCACCCAGACTCCCCACGCATAGGATAGAAACGCTTTGCCGTTCGCCTCTTCCAGCAGCTGCATATAACTCTTGGAATAATCCGTCTGATATGGCTCTTCCTCATCGCCATCGATAAATAATATCTTGGGCTTAATGGGATTCTGTACCATCATTCCATAAATGGCGTTGAGCTTGGCCTTAGATTTGTTGTAAAGGTTTTCCTGACCTTCTACACCTTTTAATGATGTCTTCTTGGTGTAGTAATCGCGAACGCACGAAGTCAGCTGATCCGGAAGCTTCCCATAAGTCGAATGGGCCAGCGTCAGGATCTCCACATCGTCAAACTCGTACTCATCCAAAATGATCCTCAAATCAACATCGGTAACCGTTGTACAGAGCGAAAGCGCAGCGCACACGCGCCCATTATCGAAGGTGTCTGTATAGATCGGCTTCCGGTATTTATCGGAAAGTTTCTGATCAAGCGCCTTAACGATATTCCAACATTTATTCGTGCTGATATAGGGGCATCCCCAATCGGGATCACGAAGCCGGATGTTGGTAAAGCGGACACGTGCCAGAATGGCTTTATGTCTCATCTTCATTAAATAAATAAGGTGATCCATCGTGTTATTGATCTCCGGCTCAATGTACCACCGGCCAGTAGGAAATTGATCATTACAAATACAATCCGGATAGGATGAGGAACGGTCAAAGCTTTGAATCCTGGTATTTTCATCGGTCTCGACAATTTGATTCGCAAACCATCGGTTGGCGTGAGTGTTTCCCCCTCTGAAAGCCTCCTGCAGCAACTTAAAAATTTCGAAGTCCGGAAGCTGCCTTTTCAGGGAATCCCAGTTGTAGGTTTTCATTGCCTTTTTGACATCGCGCCGAACGTAGCCGGTAGAAGTCAGAGGAAAATGATAAAGATCATCACCATCGAATTTCATCTCATTCCGGACAGCCTCGACCAAACCGCGCACATCGTTCACGCAGTAATGTAACTCATCCTCGGTTAATTCCGTCCATGGGTAACGAATCTTCTTATAATCGAAGTCATCGCCGGAAAGCTTCTGATCTTCGACCTTCCACTTTTTACAGTATTCTTTCAGGCTCATGTTGCTATGCAGATAACTGCAGCGAAACTCAAAACAGCCCATCATATCGCACTTAAGGATTTTTCGGGCATCCATCGCGAATACTTCCTCGGGGCTGAAATGATAGATACCGGAGAGAAACACAAACTCATAGCTTAAATTATGGACGAACACAATATATTTATCGTTTTCATCCGTGTATTTCTTCATGATCTCCAGCAGCTGCAGGAAATCCTCCCACGTTCTGCCGATGATCGTATGATCGTCAATCTGGAATTGCCAGATATACATGAACGAATCGAGGAGAGGTCCATCCGGACCCCTCCAGGTCTCGATCGTGCTGGTCTCGATATCAAAAGCGCAAATACAATTTTTATATCGAGCTTTATTTCCTCCGCGGTTCCCCCTCGGTGCCGGAAGCATCCGAATATTTCGGATGATCTTCTCAATCTCTGAAGCGTTTTCGTCAATCTTCAGAATCTCCCCACTGATCATTGAAAGCCTCCCGTAACATGGTAGAAGTTAATCGGCGATCTTTTCCCTTTTTCGTCTTGCCAGGGTCGATATTTCGAATCGTGTCGGCCAGCTGCGCGGCCTTCTCGCGATCCTTCAAATACTTTCCGAATTCGCGCTGAATCGTCTTTGCAGACATCCGGCGCTTGGTTCCCTGTTCGAACACAGTTGCAGCAGCATCGGAAGGATAGGAGTATTTACCATAGTAATTCCTCAAGCCTTCCATGAAGTTGCCGAACTCCCGAAGCTGTGACTTGGGAATATCATAATGGGCTTTTGCTAAGCTCTTCTCGAGTGCAGCTTCCTGCTTCTTCAGATATCCGACATTTGATCTCTCATCATTCAGATATCGGGATACCTCCCGAAGCGCTGCACGGTAGGAGGCTTCGGGGTCTACGTTCTTGTCAATCGTCCGCAGTGAGGGAAAATTCGGGTTTGCAATGGTATAATCCTCATACCCCGCGTAACGAAGCTTTTGCGCACGGTTAAGCGCCTGCTTCCTCAAATGCTGATAGGTGCGCTTTAAATCCTCACCGGATAGGCCTCTGATCTCGATAGGGTTGAGGCCGTATTTTTTAGTTGGTTTCGTGGCCATTGTTCTCCCTCCTTACAGTCTGGGCGAAAGAATCGACAACATCGAACGATGATAGGCGAAAGTTGCCGTATCTCCGGAAACCATTGTCAAAACCAGATATAACTCGTCCTCATCCGGTTTCTCATTGAAATCCTGCAGAACGTCCGCCGGAATACTCAATACTTCGGCTTTTTGCACTTCCGGGTAATATATGGAATATGAAAACCTCTGACCAGGTCTTTCAATAGTGTCGCGCTCATAGATATAAACAACAGCCTCAAACATTTTTAACATCCTCCTTTTTGGTATTCTCTTCTTCGGTAAACTTGAGAAAGCCGGACATGATCGCGTCGGCCCTGACCAGCTGCCGGATATAGTCGTTGACATTGTCAAACTCCCGAAGCCTGGCAATTACATCGGCATCTTTGGCAGCATGAAACTTGAGTGAAAAACGAACGTTGGACATGAGTAAAAACCTCCTTAGATAGTATTGTCGTCCAACCCATAGTATAACACAAACGGTCATACCGTTTCAATCGAGTTATCCACAAAGTTATCAACATATGTGAATTGATATAGGGGGTCTATTATTTATATATGGCTGATAGGTAATCCC